AAGATAAAAGATAAAACGCCACTCAAGCACAGCATCCTTGCAAGGATACTAACTGGAGACGAATCGGCTGGACAAATAACCCCAATGCAAAAAAAATGGGCTGACTGGGTTCAATCAAAATTACCTCAACAATGAAAACCGATAAAATCAAAAGCCTCTGTGCAAGCATAGCCAACCATGAGGATTGGGCTACGCTACAAACCTACCTGCTAATGACCGCCCAACCATCGAGCGGCATTGATACGGCAAGGGACATCTTCAACAGGATAAATACAATTGGAGAGGATACACCTACCCAATTCAAGAAAACCAAAAAACCAACCATCCAAGTTGAAGAAAGCGCAATATCAGACCCTGATCTACAAGACCTATGAGCGAACAAACCACAGCAGAAATCATCAAAGACCTAACAAGCAAGCCAGAGGTTCCTATCAAAGGGAACACTAAAGACTTCCTTGCCAAGTTCAGCAAACAGCAAGCCGATGACGGCAAGCCAAGCGGAACCAATGTCGGCGACCCAATGATTGGTATGCGCCAATCAGAAGAGGAGCCAATCGAAGATGAATCTGAAGTTATCGTTAACGATAACGAGCCTAAGAAAGATTTGAACATCAAGAAATCTGGGTTTGTTCAAAAGCAGATCGAGGAGAACCGCCGACTCAAAGAAGAGTTGGAGAAGTTCAAGAAGGACGAGGTTCCTAAGTATACTCAGAAAATTGCGGAGCTTGAGGCATTGGTTCAAAACTCTTCTACAACAACGGAAGCTAACCACTACCAAGCCCAACTTAATAAAGCGAACGAAGAAAAAGCTGAATTGGAGTCAAACTTATCAAAGGAAATCCAAGAACTTCGCAGTAAGTTGGACTTCCATGATCTGGCAAACAACCCAGACTTTCAAAGGACATATGTTGAGCCAATGAAAGAACACTTCCTAGATGCAAAAGCTATTATTGATAACGAGGGAAGTTCTGAAATTTCTGGCCTATTCAACAGGGCAGTCATGGCAAACCAAGCTGTGATTTCAGCGGAAAGTGATGAGCAGCGTAAGTCTGCCATCCAAGAACGCCGCGAGGTATTGCGAGAAATAACTAGCCAACTCGATGATTACGACAAAGCAAAGTTTATCGAAGCCGTTAAGAACTTTGAGAAGGCAACAGAGAGGCATAGTCTGGCATTAACGGATTACGCAAAAACAAAAGAAGAGATTACAAGGGCAGCGAAACAAAAAGAACAAGAAGGAAGAAGCAAGTTCTTGAACCAATGGCGTGATAGCTACAAGCAGCAAGCCGAAGAAGTGGAACAAGAATCCAGCATCTCTGATGACATCGCGACCTACATGAAAGAAAAGGGAATCAAATTCGACACATCCAAAGATGATGCTATTGCGCTTATTGCCACCCAGCAATCGAGCGATCACGCATCGGTTGATGAAATGAACCGACTTATCAATCAAGGTCGGGCTTACAAGAAACTTCACGCTCAAGTGAAAGCACTTCAAGAAATGGTGAAGGAGAAAGACGACTACATTGGAAAGCTCAAGGGAGCTTCGCGTGTAGACTCGACTCCTCGCGTTTCAGAATCTCAGCAACGGCGGATGAATGTGACTGAGGGACTGGCGGCAAAGCTGGCGCGATTCTCGCCATCTGGCCGCAATCTTGCAAGCGCGTAGCCCTGATCCAACAAAGCTGAAAGGGGGGAGTGTGGTGTTGATCCACTCCTCCCTTTTTATTTTTATGAAAAAAAGATTTGACAGGTTTTCTATACCGATTATTTTTGGCATCGAAATGGGATATCCGAAGGCGTGAGCCGTTAGGGATTCAGTCGCACCCAGACTGGCGAGTCACAGACCTCGCAAACAAACTGTAATTCTGGACTGAGCCGAAAGGCACTCTGGGTTGATTCCAGCAGAGGAAACAAGCACTCGCTTGGCGTTCCTCTGTGAATTGTTAGCGAGTCAAAACCAAACTAAACCTAAACAAATAAATCAAATGTCAGAACAACTCTATTTCAATAGTTGCGCCGAGATTGATAGCTTTTTCCGCGAAGGCCGTGAATATTTCAACGACCTTTATGTGAAGAAACTCGTCACCAACTCGACCTACTTCACCCGTTTCGAGGAGCAAGCATGGCCCCTCAATCACACCACCGAGCAAAAAGGCTTCCGCTTTGGCCGTGGTTTCTATGATCCTTGCAGCCCGTTCCGCAAGATCGTTGACACCTACTGCAACACGGACTCCTGCGACAGCAAACCCGAAGTCATTCAGCGTCCCGGCACGGAGAGCTACACTTTCGAGCTTCTCCGCAAAGAGATGACCACGGACTGGATTTGCGTTGAGAGCTTGCTCTATCGCCTCTTCCCCGCTGAAGAAATCCTTCAGTTCGAGGAGTCGAACGCTCGCATCACCAAGAATGTCCATGAGGAATTCCTCCGCGCCAACTACATCGGCGGTGCAGGCCACAAGTGGCTTGGTATCGTTAACGATGATGGTGTTTACTGCGGACTCCTCGATGACGCCGCTTGGTATATCCCAGAGCATACCACCAACAACGAATCTGGTTACGACCTCTGCCACATCCGTGTCAAAGTCGCTACTGCTGATCTGAACAAGATCGCTTACCTCTCGTTGGATATGCTCGATGATGCCCTCGTCGAACTCCAAAACGAAGATGACGCCTTCCGCCTCGACCTCTCTGAGGCCGCTGGAATGCCTCTCCTCGACATCGTTATCCCTGACCCTCGCGTTGGCCGTGGACTCTACTTCCAAGCCAAGCGTAACAATGGTTACTGGGATGCTAACACCGACTTCGACAGCCGCCTTACCAGCCTCAAGCTGGGCGTGAACCGCATCATCGGCGACTACGGCTTCGGTTACGACATCAACTCGCTCCGTTTCAATGCGGATTCTGCCTTCAACGCTACGCTTCCTGCGTTCAGCGCAGGCGATGCTTCCACATGGCCACGCCTCGTTCGCGTTCCTCGCTATGTGAAAGTGGCTCAAGAGAATGGTTGCTCGTATATTCCTAACCGCGACTACCAGAACGCTGACTTTGCGATCTCTGCCGCGATGGTGAATAAAGCGATGACCAAGTGGACGATGCCTTCCTCGACTGGATACGGCCAAGCCCAACAAATGACCCAGAACTACGCTGGCGATTGGGAATGGAAGAACCCAGATTGGGAGTGCAACCGCTGGCGCAAATCGGGCTTCTATCAAGCCCAGTTCCGCCTTGCCGCACAGGTCAAAGACCCGACCCTTATCCATGTGTTCCTGCATCGTATGCCGAAAGCCCGTAACCTTTACGGCTCCTGCTGCGAACTGAACACCTACACCGCTTGCAGCACAAACCCTGATTGCTACTCCTGCGAAGGCGTTGGCGACATCGTTGCTCCCTAACCCATAATCCCCAACTGAGGGGCGGGAAAACTCCCGCTCCTCTATGGGGGAAAGGAATAATAAAATGGCTTGCTTCACAGACCTTCGTTACGCAGATCGCTCCTATCAATTCGTTATCACGCTTGCGAACGCTGCTGGTATTACTCCAGTTGGCCTCGGATGCTACAGCGCGATGAATGACTCTGGTAAACTCTACCAGTTCTACATCTCGCTTGCGACGATTGCTGGAGTTGAATCTCCTGTAACACAAAACTGTTTTGAACAGCTAACTGAAGACGCTCAAATGAATCTCACTAACGAGGCTCTTGCGTCTGCTTTTGCATCCTAACCAAAAAACTAATTAAATAATATGTCTAATCGACGCCCAATCATCCCACAACGGGTCGCTATGTTCGGCCCACAAACCATCAACCTCTTGGAAGCTGGTAACGCTGTCCTCGTTCGTTTGAACGATCAAGACACCCGTTTCCTCGTTCAAGATGTTATCCTCGAAACTGCATACGCCAAAGGAACCACGGCCACCGATCCTCAAGTTCGCGCCACCGATGGAACCTCTGCTATCACCTCGACCCTCACCATTACTGACGCTCTCGACAATGTTGGCGGCGCGAATTACCTCGCGCTCGTTTCCAACCCTGTCCCGACTGTCAGCGGAACCGACACCCTCACTCTTGATAAGGTTGTTGTTGGTGCTGGTCAAGCTACCGCTACCCGCGCCCGCACGAATGGTGTTGCTACCATCGTGACTGGTGCTGCTCATGGCTTCACTACTGGCGACTCTATCACCATCGCTTCGATGACTGATACCAGCTTCAATGCTGTTGACGCCTGCGTGACTGTTGTGAATTCGACCACCTTCACCTACGAGAATGTTGGTGCTGATGTGGCCTCTGGTGCTGATACCGCTGGACGAGTTGGCGCACTTAAAGTGAACGCCTTCGTTACTGGTATCTACTACTAATATCGTTAACGATAATCTAGGAGTGCGGAGGTTTAATCCCTCTGCACTCCAAAACCATTTGATTCGCTATGCCTACTATTTCTCAATCCTGTTTTACCGACCTTACCGAAGACAAGCAAAACTATGACATTTATAGTGCCATAGCTAATCTCCAAGGATTCCAAGTTCCAGAATATGACCAGATCGACATTACATATTACGGAGCAACAAACAATATTGCCACAGTTCAATATTTGAATGGCGGAAATCCCGTTGCAACTTTGACTCTGACCTATGCTGTTCAGCCTCCAACCACGAATGATGCAAATCTGACAACTGTATCTATAGCATATCCATAAAATATGGCATTTAAGTTCAATCCATTTACTGGTAAACTTGATATTGATATTGGAGCCAGTGCTGGTTTAGGAGCCACAGGAGCTACAGGCCCATCTGGCGGCCCAGTAGGAGCTACAGGTTCTACTGGAGCAACTGGAGAACAAGGAGCTACAGGCTTTGGTTCTACAGGAGCGACTGGTATTCAAGGCGCAACCGGATTGCAAGGATCAACGGGAATTGGCGCGACAGGATCAACTGGAATAATTGGATTAACTGGAAGCACTGGAGCCACAGGTGTTTCTGGAGCAACAGGCGAAGGAGCCACTGGAGCAACGGGCGTTGTTGGAAATAATGGAGCTACCGGAGCAACCGGAGTTACTGGAAATATTGGAGCAACAGGATTGCAAGGAGTTCAAGGCATTCAAGGATTAACTGGTTCTACTGGTGTTTCTGGAAACGATGGAGCCACTGGTTCTACTGGCGCGACTGGTGTAAGCGGAACTGATGGAGCTACAGGTGCGACTGGCATCCAAGGTGATGCTGGCGCAACAGGTGCTACTGGATTAACTGGGGATCAAGGTTCCACTGGAGCTACTGGAGTAACTGGTGGAGAAGGAGCTACGGGAAGCACAGGGGCAACTGGTGTTGGTGCTACAGGAGCTACAGGAACTGCTGGCGTTGAAGGCGCAACTGGGGCTACCGGAATTGTTGGTGCTGACGGAGCCACAGGCGCTACTGGTATAGGCGCAAGCGGTACTACGGGAGCTACAGGCCCGCAAGGAGCAACAGGATTGACTGGTGCTGGTGGAGCTTCTGGATTTTACGGATCATATTTCAGCAATGTAGATCAAACTGCTGCCGCGACCAATACTGCATATGCAATGACAGTAAATAATGTCATCGGAGAAAATGGCATTTCTGTTGTTAGTGGATCGCAAATTACTTTTACAAGTCCGGGGACATACGACATCCAATTCTCTGCTCAATTGCATAACAATGGCGGTGGAGGTGGTGGAAATACTGTTCAGATTTGGTTCCGTAAAAATGGAACTGATATTCCAGATTCTGCCACAAGAGTTGCCGTCCCAACAAATACTCCTTATGTGGTAGCGGCATGGGACTTCATGGATAATTTTGCTGCTGGAGACAATTTCCAGATCATGTGGTCAACTGACAATACTAATATCGGTATTGACCACAATACAGCAGTTGCTCCAGCACCAAATATTCCATCTGTAATTATTTCAGTAATGCAAGTAATGTATAACCAGCTTGGGCCTCAAGGCGCAACTGGACTTACAGGTGCGACAGGCATCCAAGGCAGCACAGGAGCAACTGGAGCAACAGGTGCTACTGGCCCATTAACAAAATCCCTTGTTCGCTTTACAGGGCCAAAAGACAACCAACCTCCCGCCACAAACTTTGCAACTCTGGATACCCGCAATAGTATTGCTGTATTGGATTTTGACGATACTACAGATGAGTCTGCAATTTTTGTTTCCGTATGCCCACAAGGTGCAAACCTCGCAAGCGGTCTTTCAATTCGATTGATTTGGACGGCCACAACTGCTACATCTGGAGCTTGTGTGTGGGATGCCTCGCTTGAGCGCATGACCACTGATATTGATACGGACTCATTCGATACCGCTGCCAGCGTGACAGCGACCACGAACGCAACAAGTGGCGTTCCAAACTATTCCACGATTACGCTTACAACAATTGACTCACTCGCAGTAGGAGATGGTTTCCGCTTGAAGATCAATCGTGATGCTAATAACGCAAGTGATACAATGGTTGGCGATGCCGAGTTGATCGCCGTGGAAGTCCAACAAGTTGCTTGATTTTATGGCTTATTCATTAGGAACAAACAAGAATTTAACAACCGCATCATCGCCAGTTGTAGCTGCCCCACTCACCATTGCTGCATGGTTTTACAATCCTGCCTCAACGGATGGAAACATTTTTGGCGTTCTTGACCTTTTGAATAGTCATGGTTTTTTTATGTATGTGGGATCTGATAACAGATTGTCTGGCTTCATAAAGGATGTTTCTGGCACTACTACTTGGCCGGCAACAACAAGCACTTCAGCAAACACATGGAGTCACGCCTGCGCTGTGTTCACAAATACGACATCAAGAACTATCTATTTAAATGGAGGATCATCGGCAACGAATACCTCAAATAGAACAGGAGCAACGCCAACTAAAGTGGTGATTGGCTCCATCTCCTTTTCTGTTGCGCGTGCTGCAGAATGCGGCATCTGGAACGCCGCCCTCACTGCCGCTGAAATCGCCTCTCTCGCCAAAGGCATGACCTGCGACAAAATCCGCCCGCAGAATCTCGTCTTCTACGCCCCGCTCGTCCGCGATCTGATCGACCAAAAAGGCGGTCTCACGATCACCAACAACAACGGCGCAACAGTAGCAGCCCACCCAAGAGTATATGCCTAATTATTTCAACAATACTACATTTGATCGTAAGGATATTGACCAAGAATTGATTGATCTTTGGGTATCTGCAGACAACCCTAAACTTGGTGAATATACACTTACTCCACCACAACCCGAACCAGATGCAATTTGGGGGCCTGGATATTGGATTATTCCTCCTCCTCCAACATATACAGCAAATGCTTGGTTAGAGAAAGAAGGTTACGGGCCAACTCAATTAGTCACGCTACTTGACTTAACAGCACAACTTCAAGCGGCAGGAAAATCATCTGCTAAACTAAACGCAGTTAAAGCGTGGACAAACCAAATTCTTGCAGAATATGTGAATAACGCAGAACCTAAAGCTGATTGGGGATATGCTCCATTTGGATTTAACGAGACTGTAACAGAAGCATATAATGAGCTTGCCATATAAACAGAAACTAATAAATTAAATTTATGGGGCTAACATTCAATCCATTTACAGGTAAGTTAGATTATACTGGGAATGCTGGTCTTGGAGCCACAGGAGCTACAGGCCCGTCTGGCGGCCCCATAGGAGCTACAGGCGCAACTGGTGAAGGATCGACAGGTGCAACTGGTGTAGGATCGACTGGAGCTACTGGACTAGTTGGATCAACTGGTGTTGAAGGCGCAACTGGTTTGACTGGAGCAACAGGAACTCAAGGTATAATCGGAGCAACTGGCCCACAAGGAGTTCAAGGAATTCAAGGCCCAGAAGGATCAACTGGAGCCACAGGTCTTATTGGATCACAAGGCAGCACAGGGGCTACAGGTATACAGGGAGATGTGGGATCAACAGGAGCAACTGGAGTTGCAGGTAATAATGGGGTTACTGGATCGACAGGCGCAACAGGATTAACTGGCTCAACTGGATTAGATGGCAGCACGGGTGCTACTGGTGTCGGCTCTGCGGGAGCAACAGGAGCTACAGGCCCAGCGGGGACGATTCCAGTAAATGTAGTTCAGAACAACCAAACTGACGCAACTCCAGTCAATACTCTTCGCGCTATTACTCAAGCAGAGTATGACGCCATTTCTCCGAAAGACCCAAATACGATCTACTTCATTAAACCATAATGTCTACATATATTAAAGCATATCTTGGGACGCAGCCATTATTCACATCAGATGCTTCGACATGGGTTCGTCCTGCTGATTGGTTAAATCTTCCTACCGCTTCAGCAAATACTGTTAGAGGATTACACGCAGTATTTAATAATACTACGAACTTTGCTACTGTTCGTATGCAGACATCGAATGGTGCGGCTTATACGATTGACTGGGGTGATGGTATTGTTGAGTCCGCTGCAAGTAATACAATAATGCAGCACAATTATGTGTGGAGCAATGTTTCTTCCGCAACGATTACCTCTGGCGGGTATCGTCAAGCACTCGTAACGATAACGCCTCCATCTGGAGCAACATTCAGCTACGCGAATTTCTCTGATAAATATTCATCTGGAGTAACAATTCCTGCCACTACTCGATATTCATCTGGTTGGTTGGATATGAATATCAATTTGCCGAACCTGCCTGCTGGGCAAAGGTTATTTATTGGCGGAAGTCCCATTAGGCATTCTTTTCTTGAGCGAATTAATATCACTTCTTGGGGAGCTATTACAAGCACTAATTCCATGTTTTATTCATGCACAGGATTGCGTGAAATAAATTCAGCAGAATGGAATACATCTGCGATTACAGATATGGGTTCAATGTTTTTTGAATGTTTTTCTCTCCAGATCGTGGATGGATCAACATGGAACACATCCTTGGTAACAACTTTCAATACCATGTTCCGAGCTTGCCAAGCATTGATAGAAATTAAATGTTCTGGATGGAATACATCTTCTTTGAACAACATGGGGAATTTTGCGCTTGGATGTTACTCGCTTTCAAGAATAGATGTCAGCGGATGGACTATGAACAATGTGACAACATTAACAAATGCTTTTAATAGTTGCTACGCATTGCCAGAACTTTCAATTGGCAGTTGGACTCTTACGAATTGCTCAAATCTTTCTGGAATGTTTTCTGGATGCTGGTCTTTGCGGGATTTGAATATCATAAACCTGTCTCTTCCAGCAGCAACAAACATTACTTCAATGTTTATTGATTGCTTGAGCCTTCCATTTATTGGAATAATCAATATTCCATCTGGAGCAACAGCAACCACGCTTTGTCAAAACTGCACATCGCTTAAATCTGCTGGATTTATTGGAATAAATTCATCAACAAGTTTCTCTGGCGGTATGTTGTCAGGAACGGAATTAAACGCAATTTATACAAATCTTTCGGCAACTGGAACAGGAAAGACAATTACTGTTACAGGTAACTTTGGAACAGCAACGCACAATCCAAGCATTGCCACCGCAAAGGGCTGGACTGTGACTGTTTAATTTTATGGAAGACACATCTGGATTCTACAAGTTGGATGGAGAGGAACTTTTGTTTGCTCCTAATGGTGTTTACAATCAAAATTTCACACTTCTGCGCGATGAAAAAGATTCGCATACATATCCCGTAGATGGGTGGGAATGGTTTAATTCCAAAGAAGAAGCTGAAGAAAAATTGAAGTAATGCCAATTAAACTAGGAACATCTTCGCTTTCTCCAGTTACATCAGACATTGCACAATACGCAACTGATCGACTGCCGATTTCTGCGAACAATGGAGAGTTTATTTATTGTCAAGATGGGAACGGATACAGCATTCCAAATTCGACTGTAATCACGGGCGCATACGGCTATCGAAAAGATGGGGCTTGGAAGAGGATCAACAATACCAATCTTATTGCAAACGCCGCATCATTATGGAGTGGAGCCTTCGCGCAATTTGATCCTACTGCTGCTGGCAACGGGCCATTCAATCCGCAGATCATTGATGACATTACTTCAGGTGGAGTTCGCAAGCGCAGGCTTTACATCGACATTACTTTTGCTGGTCTAACATTCCGAATTTTCTGTCTTTACTGCGTCCCAACTAGCACTCCTCCTGTTGGCGGATTTCCGTGTTTATTTATCGCGCAAGGATGGACTGGGTATCCGTCAGAGTATCCATCCTATAACTCGGCTGGGTGGGCTACTTTTGGATTTGACTATGCTGGCGCAAGACCAGATGCGCTACCTGTAACAGAGTATCCAGTTCCTCAATTAGCTTACGGCATTCACAGATCGGATCAAGGTGGATACCAGATCAATACAACGCTTCAAGATGGAAGTCAGATTAGCGACCCTCGCCAGACGAGTGAATACCTATGGGAAGCAATCATGCGCCGATCTTTTGAATATCTCCTAACCCAACCAGAGATAAATGTTAATCAAATCGGTATGCGTGGACATAGCTACGGAGGCACTATTGCGTGGAATATGTCGATGGACACTCGCATAAAAGCTATTGTGTCTTGGTTTGGTAATGGGTGGAATGTTTATTACCGAGACAAAAATCTTTGGAAATATAAGCTGCCAGCAACAGTGTATCCCGCTTTTACGACTGGTGAAAAAATTTATCTGAATGCACCTACAGCAGAAGCAACGGCAAAGTATACAAGGGTTCCAACTCTTCTTATCAACGGATCAGCGGATCATCACGGAGGACACGATAGAGTAGACGATACTTTCGATAAGATACCAACTAGCGTTCCGTGGGATTTCTCGCATGATGCGAATAAAATGCACGATGTCGTTATCAATGTAGGAAACGAACTTCTGTGGCTTAACAAATATGTTCTTGGAACAGCTATTACTTGGCCGAAACGACCCGCATCATGGTTGTCCAAAGTTTCTGGAACCTGCCAATTCAATGTCCAGCCAGACACATCGCTTTCAATTTCTTCTGTTGAGTTCTGGAAAGCTGAAGTGGAGCCATTCAATGTTAGCCGCGTTTGGTCTAGTGTAACAACGACTAATGATGGGCGCACTTGGATTGGCTCGATGCCAGTAGCGGATAATAGCAAATATCTATTTGCATATGCCAATATTATCTATACAAATGGTGTCGTCACATCCACAAGATTTAATGCTGTAATACCAAATACTCTAAACTAATTATGAACTCCGATAGTGGATTATCAACTGGAACAGGATATATTGGCACGATTTACAGCGTATTTGCAGTAATGATTTCTATGTTGCCTGAGTTAGATATTTGGTTCCGAATCTTGGCTTCTGCTAGTGCGATTATTGCGGCATGGGTTTCGATCTATGTCATGCTCGCAAAGCTGAACAGAGATAAACGAAAATGAAACTATCGTTAACGATAATCGCGGCGATACTACTTTCCTCCTGCGTAAATATACCGATACCGCCGATTGGAAAAGATCAAGGCAAACTTGGTTCAGTCCAACTCAAATTGGCGGTATCGTATATTCCGCTAGTAAAACCACAGAACAAAACAGAAACAGAGAAAGAAGACCCGAATGTAAAATATGCATTTGAGCAATTCTCTAAAACCATAAAAGACAAATGAAAATCGTAAACATCGTATTGGAACGCCTTTCCGAGAATTCGACATGGCGTGGTATCATCCTCGTAGCAACTGCTCTTGGAGTTAAACTTGACCCAGAGCTTCAGAACCAAATCCTCGCCGCTGGCTTGGGATTGGTCGGCGTCATCAATGTCCTCCGTAAAGGCAAGTGACTAGGGCCGAGATAGAGAGTATGCAAGCCCGTATTGGCGTTACGCCAGACGGGTGGTGGGGGCCAAAGAGTATGGCTGCTCTAAAGAAGCACCTTGCTGCAATGTCTCCAAATCCTCCTATCTCACCAAAGCCTACCACAAAAGCCTGCACGGAGTTCTTCGGCAAGCCGGGGCAAGTCCCTATCGTCCGAATCAATGCTCCATACAAGATGTATCTGTATGACGGGCCAGAAACGATCAGCGGGATTCCTATCCACGCCAAGTGCGCCGAAAGCCTAATTGAAATCTTTGAGGATTTGTTAGACATCTACATGACTCCAGATTCAAGGAGCGCGGCTGGTATCGACAAGTTCTTCGGAAGCTATGTAAACCGACCACAGCGCGGAGGATCAGAGCCAAGTAAACACGCATGGGCAGCGGCAATCGACCTAGATGCCAGCAACAATGGTCTGCACACAGTCTGGCCTACAAGATCGCGGATGCCACTACAGGTAATCGAGGTCTTCGCACAGCATGGATGGATAAATCTTGGAGCAGTTATTGGAAGAGATGCTATGCACTACCAATATACCCAATGAAACAATTTGACTTGAGCAACGATTATCGTTACCGATAAAAGACTATGGGCAATTCCTGCAATGAAACAATTATAGTTGCGTCTTATGCAAGATCAGCAAAGGCGAGTGCCGAAAGCGCAGCGCATTCAGCTTGCTTGGCTCAACAAGCAATTGGCGCATCAGGAGCTACAGGAGCTACGGGGATCGGAGCCACAGGAGCTACGGGATTAACGGGTTCTACAGGGCCATCTGGAGGGCCAACTGGTGCTACGGGTGCTACAGGCGAGGGAGCTACTGGTGCTACAGGATTGTCTGGAATTAATGGGACTACAGGGGCAACTGGTCTTCGCGGGTCTACTGGCTCAACTGGGCCTACTGGAATTACGGGGGATGATGGAGCTACTGGGGCTACTGGATTCCACGGCGCGACTGGTGCAACGGGCATTGGAGCCACAGGCCCAATTGGCCCAGAGGGAGCTACAGGAATGGTTGGCCCTCGCGGAGCAACAGGATTGACTGGCCCAATGGGAGCAAGCGGTTCTGGAGCTACAGGATCAAGTGGAGTGCAGGGCGCAACAGGATCGACTGGCCCTGCTGGTGCTACTGGAGCAGGATCGACAGGAGCGACTGGGTCTTCTGGCCCTCAAGGCGCAACTGGAGCAACCGGCAACGCTGGCGCAACTGGAGCAGGAAGCACGGGAGCTACAGGAATACAAGGCTTAACAGGCGCGACAGGGGTTGCTGGAGGTCAGGGTTCCACGGGAGCAACAGGCGTTCAAGGTATACAAGGAATCAATGGAAGCACAGGAGCTACTGGCTCCACGGGCTCTACAGGATTAACTGGGTCACAAGGAGCGACTGGTGCTACGGGAGCAACTGGAATTGGAACTCAAGGTTCGACTGGAGCTACTGGAAGTACTGGGGCTACAGGGCCACAAGGAGCTACTGGAGTTATCCCTGCATCCAACGCTGGAAATGTTTGGACATTTACAGGAGATGGATCAACAACAACATGGACATTGACTGGAAATACAAGCGGAAGTCTTGTATCTGCATTATATCTTGTTCATATAGATGGCGTTGTGCAGGCTCCAGCAAACTACATAATCAACAATGTCTCTCCAAGGACATTAACAATTTCAACTGTGCCAAGTGGAAGTATACTTGTTGTAGTTTCTCTTTCTACAGCATAAAAACACTTGACTAAACCCAAACTATCGTTAACGATAAATATATTATGAGTTGCGGAAATTCCAGAAGTTCTAAATGCAATCCGTGTGGCCCAAGTGAATCGGCAGTAAATGCTATTGCTGATCGCGCAGCTTACTATGCTCGTATCGCAGTTGAAGCGGCAAACTCTGCTTGCTTTCAATTAGAGAATGGCGGCAACCAAAGATGGGCATATATCGGTGATGGCATTCAAACTATTTTTGATATTCCCGGCGCAGGAACAACAATCTCTGCATCCTATATTGTAAGTATTGATGGAGTTCTTCAAGACCCAGATAACTATACAGTTCAGCAAACCCATCCGTCGAACCCTTATACGCTTACCATGTCAGTTCCAGTTCCCGCTGGATCAGAAATCGTAATAGTAGTAATAAAAGGTATAACTGGAGCAACCGGAATCCATGGCGCAACTGGCCCACAAGGAGCTACTGGCCCAAGTGGAGGGCCAACTGGAGCGACTGGACTTACAGGTTTGCAAGGTTCTACAGGAGCAACTGGAATTGCAGGAATTAATGGAGCAACAGGAGCTACTGGTATCGGAATCCAAGGAGCAACTGGCCCACAAGGAGCTACTGGTATCGGAGCAACTGGTTCTGCTGGGCCTGCTGGTTCTACTGGGCCAATTGGCCCACAAGGGAATGCTGGCCCAATTGGTGGGCAACGCTGGGCATATGCTGGCAATAATGACACTAATTTTGATATTACTGGTAACACAACAACTAATCCTCTTGGATATTTGGTTTGCATTGATGGTGTAGTTCAAGACCCAGTTAATTATTACATCACTGGAAACACGCTTACTACTACATCGTCTGTTCCAATTAGTTCACAAATTGTCATCATTTCTTTGAATGGCATACAAGGCGCGACTGGGCCAAGTGGAGGCGCGACTGGGGCAACTGGAGCCACGGGTGTTGGAACTCAAGGTGCAACTGGAGTCGGAGCGCAAGGAAGCACAGGTGCAACTGGAGTTGGAACGCAAGGCAGCACGGGCGCAACAGGTGTATTGCCACCAACAAATTTTGGTAGTGCATGGGTATATACAGGAGATGGAATTCAAACAGTATTTGCAATTACTGGGGGATTAAGTATTTTGTCAGCAGCATACTTGGTTCATGTAGATGGCATTTACCAAAAATCAACAAATTATACAATTGACAATGTAATCCCAAGAACATTAACTTTCTCGACACCTATACCATCTGGATCAGAAATAACAATCGTATCACTATCAGTAGCCTAAAAATCAAACTAAACAACTAAAATAGAAAACTAAAATTATGCCACTAACTAAAGCAACAACTAATGTAATTAATCTTGACAAAGATACCCTTGTAAATGGAGCTACTGTAGGAAGGGGTGGTGGCAATGTATCTACGAATACTGCGCTTGGCATTACTGCGCTTGGCGCAAACACAACTGGAAGCAGCAACACAGCAGTTGGATCAGCCGCATTAACTTTAAACACAACTGGCGAAAACAACACCGCAGTTGGAGTTGCTGCATTGTATTCCAACACAACTGGAGTCAGCAACACGGCAGTTGGCGAAGATGCACTTCGCTTAAACACAATTGGACTCAACAACACCGCAGTTGGAGTTGCTGCATTGTATTCCAACACAACTGGATTATCTAACACGGCACTTGGTTTTCAGTCTCTTTACAGCAATACAATAGGACAAGTAAATATAGCAGTTGGACAAAATGCACTTTTAAACAACACAACTGGATCAGACAACACGGCAGTTGGTGGAGATGCACTTGATTCTAACACAACTGGCATTAGAAATACCGCAGTTGGACGAGAAGCACTATCAACTTTGGTAAATTACACCAATTGCGGTGGTTTTGGATACAATGCTCAAGTTTCTGGAAACAACCAAATCCGTATTGGTGACACCAATATTACAAGTGTTACCTGCCAAACGAATGCTTGGTCTGACGAGCGAGATAAAGCTGATATTCGCAATACTGTTCTTGGTCTTGATTTCATCAAAGAACTTCGTCCTGTTGATTACAAGTGGGACTACCGCGAAGATTATCGTCCAGAAGCTCCTGCCTCTGTAAGTAAACCAGCAGAACTTAAAGAAGATGCTTCCGCAGAGGAAAAAGCTAAATACGCTCAAGAACTTGCTGAATACAATGCTTACAAAGTTAATCTTGATAAATGGCTTGAAGATTCCAAGTGGTCTAACCTTGTTCACGATGGCACTCACAAGCGCACTCGTTTCCATCATGGTTTGATTGCCCAAGAGGTAAAGGCTGTTATTCAAAAAACTGGAGTTGATTTTGGTGGATTCCAAGATCACACAATCAAAGGTGGCGATGCCGTAATGACGATTGGTTACACCGAATTGATTGGGCCACTTATCAAAGCAGTTCAAGAACTCTCTGCTAAAGTAGCTGAATTGGAAGCTAAATAATATTATGAGCCTTTGCACTCCATGCCCACCATGCGATTCAGAGTATCCATTGCTTTGCGAACCGCTTGAGACAACCGCTAATGGTAAACGATTGGTAGTAGAAGACTCTGCTGCTTGTCAGAAGACGATTCAGACTCCAGTTGCCCAACAAGTCTTGAAGGCTGATGGTGCTGGTAATCTAACTTGGACTAATGGAGCTAACAATACTGTCCTAGCTAAATCATCTACTGGGATTGTGGAGTTTGATAAAGTGCAAACGGCCTACATTGCAGATAGCGCAATAACTACAGCAAAGATAAATGATTTGGCGGTTGTTGATGCAAAGATAGCAAACGCTACAATTTCATACGGAAAACTTAATCTTGCTGATGGATCAATACCCGGAACAAAGATTTCTGATAAGGCAATAACAAACGCAAAACTCCGCGACTCTGCCGCCCTTTCTGTTATCGGAAGAAGCGCAAACTCAACTGGAGAACCAGCCGATATTGTTGCTGGTGCAGACGGGCGATTTCTTCGCAGGATAAGTAGTGTGCTTGGATTCGGAGAGATTACATCAGACGATCTTCCTACTGGAACTGTGCTGAATGCAAAGTTCTACGAGTCATCTACGGAATATGTAATTACTGATGTCATTCCATTTGATAATTCAACCCCTCAAAATGGAGAAGGTCAGCAGATTATTTCTGGAAGTATTACTCCAACTAAAACTACATCTAAAATCCTTGGTATTGTTTCACTCAACGGAGACGCTTCTTCAACAAGTGTTCAAACTGTTATTGCTGCATTTAGGGGAAGCGTAGCAGGGGCAATTGATGCAACATGGGTAAGATACATTTCATATTCATCATTAGTTGCATTTCAATTTATTGATACGCCAAATACTACATCTGCAACAACATATTCTATACGAGGCGGGCCTGATTCGGGAACACTTTATATCAATAGGACAAATAGCGGATCAATATTAAGTGGTGCAAACAAAATTTCGCTAACGCTACTTGAAATTAATCCTAGCTAATGCCAGCAGATGGATCAGTCTTTGATGGATTCACAAGTATCGTAGCGCAAGACGCAGATACCCATCCATCATACTTGCCTCCGACAATGGTGGCAGAGTCTGTTAATCGAACATTTAGAGGTGGGATTAACAGGACAAGACCAAGTATTCGGAATATCCTAATAGTTGCAGGGGAAGGTCAACCATCGACTATCGTTAACGATATTCAGAATGGTAGCTTTCAAGGTTCATATCCATATCGGGCGACGAACCTAGATACGAACGATGGGATACTTCTATCAGTATCTGGGGTGATCTACTTCTTGAAGATAGTAAACAACCTAGCATACGCTTACAAGATCATCGGAGGGAACGACCCCGGCATGATGCACACATGGTTCGTGCAAGCCGAGGATCGGGTGTATATCCAAAACGGGTATCAGAATGCCATTGCGTGGGATGGAGACTTGAGCGTTCCAGCATACAGGCTCAACCCATATCTCAAGAAGATGCCGATTGGGACTATCATGGAATATGCTTTCGGGCGAGTATTCGTAGCTGATAGGCTTAACCAAATATACGCCTCTGACATCATATACGGAAACGGATTTACAGATACCAAGAATACCGAGAACTTCACAGAGATCGGATACTGGGCAGAGGGTGGGGCATTCTCCACTCCATCAATGATGGGGAATATTACTGGCATGAAAGTAATGCCACAGATTGGAACCAACCTCCGCGCCCAAGGTATGCTAGTAGTCTTGACTGCTAATGGAGCATTCGCAATGGATGTAAGCATCCCAAGAGCGCAATGGGCAACAACCAATATCCAGACGATCAGCTTGCTTGGTCGCGGATGCGTGTCTCCATATACAGCTTTAGCCAACTCTGAGCTTTGGTTTAGATCGCACGATGGTTGGGCATTCTATTCTAATAGCCAATCTGAATTTGCCAGATACTTCTCGCTTCGTAAACTATCTAGGGAAGTGAACAAGTGGGTATCAAATGATACTCCTTGGTTAAAGCAATTCGCTTCTACTGTGTTCTTCGACAACTATCTGATCAGCACAGTAGCACCAGAAACTTATCGAGCGGCAGGAGTAGAAGGACTCAATAG